AAATGGTCTATACTTAATTGTTTTTCCAGTCGATGGCAACTCAAGTTCATATGATGGAGTCGCAATTGTGGGTAAAGGCATAATGTCCTATAAGTGGTTCAGTAATGATATTTATTATGCAATATCTCTTGAGAAATTTGTAGCATCTTGGAGTCTGTCTCCAGGTCCTTGCTGCTGATTAAAATTCCTACCATCTATACCATTATTATAATATTCTGGAAACCTTGTATTAATAATTTTTTCAACGCTACTAGGATCAAAGAAACTCTTGCTGTTAAAACTCTTAGAATTTAATTCTACAGCTCCAGGTGCTCTTGGGTCTTCTTTTGGTCTAGGAGAAGAAGCAAATTTTCTTTCTCTAACATATCTAATGTAAGAAAATGATACATCATATTTTAAAAGTTCGCTTTGTTGATAAGTAACTGGTGTTGATGTTACTGTTATTGGAAATGCTTTAACAAAAGTATATTCTAGATAACTCCCAATATCTTTTTCGTACTTTACCAAATACATATTGCACTTATATTTTGAAGGATAATTCATTCTATAAGGAGTATCTGCTTCTTGATAATCACTCCTAGAAAAAGTGCTTCCCAAACCAGAAGCATAATCGATCCAACTATCAAAGAATTCTATTGCATCATAATTTCTATCAACATAAAATGAAAGATCAAGAGTCTCATCATATATTCTACGATAAGCCATCTTCTCAGTCACACCATGATAGTCATTGGTTGCTTCATGAGTAGCTAGAGATGTTCCAGGTAAAGTTGCATCAGAACATAATAGTTCTATATCAGAAACATTTTCTCTAGTAACTCCACGCTGAGAAATAAAAGAAGAGACAGCAGGCGGAACTTCAAACCTAACATGGTAAATTGAAGTTTGTGCTATGTTAAGAAATTTAGTTTTTAGATCACTTAAAGAATAATAACTTGGACTTCCTGGTGCTCCCATTTATAAATACATTGACCTTATATATTATGTAGTAGAGTTATGGCAGAAAGTTTAAAATCAAAATATAAACCTTCTAATCCAGAAAAATATAAGGGAAACTATAATAATATAATCTGTAGAAGTAGTTGGGAAAGAAAGTTTTGTAGATGGTGTGACTTAAATGAAAATGTAATCTCTTGGGGTTCTGAAGAGTTTTTCATCCCATATGTTTCTCCAATAGATAACAAAGTCCATAGATATTATCCAGACTTTATTATTCAGGTAAAAGAATCTAATGGAAAAAATAAAACTTACTTAATAGAAGTTAAACCAAAAAAACAAACCCTACCACCAGTTAAAAAATCTAAAGTTACTAAAAACTTTATTTACGAGACAAAGACTTATGCGGTGAATCAAGCGAAGTGGAAAGCAGCAAAAGAATGGTGTGATGATAGACTTATTGAATTTAAAATTATCACAGAAGATGAACTGGGAATTAGATAATAAATAGTTAGAAAAATATCTAATGGCAAAGATAGATACCTCATATTTGAATGGGGAAATAGTAAAAATTGAAACTAATGGAAATGAACCCATACCGCCACCACCAAAAGTAAGTCTAACTAATAAAGAAACTCAAACTGATGTTGAAGCAGGTGTTTGGAATAATTCTTCCAAAGCATATATTCCATTTACAGATTCTGCAAATTTGAAATTGTCCAATGGACAGACATTCTCCGAGTATCTTTTTAGTGAAGCAAAAGGTTTACAAGGTATTACTCGAAGAATTATAAGCAATCAAGGGACAGATACAATAAAAAGATATAATGAAGCCGGTTCATTTTCTTCACCTTCTACCGATTCATCTATTCAACAATCTCCTGCAGCAGGTTCAGATTTCGGTTCTGAAGGAAATACCGAGGCTGCATTGTCTACTGCAACAGCAGCAGAAGAATTAAGTCGTTCCGGAATCACAAGCAAAGAAGGAGGTATTCTTATATATCCAGTTTCAAATTCGGAAAAAAATAAATTTGATTATTTTTCAATAACAGAACTTGAGTATGTTCCTCCAGGTATTTCTGATGCACGTTCAAGTTCTATTACAGCAACTCCAGCAAAAGAAAGATTGACAAAAAGAGGATCTACAGTAATTTTGCCAATGCATCCTGGAATATCAGATTCCAATAGTGTTGGATGGGGAGATGATAGCTTAAATCCTATCCAAGGAGCACTAGGAATGGTTGCTGCCAATGCCATAGGAAACATAGCAAATTCTCAAAGTGCTGGAGACTTAGGAAATGCAGCAAAAACTCTTGTTGAAGAAGGTTTTGATATAGTAAACAAGGTTACAAGTGACGCCCAACTTTTGAATTTTATAAAATATTATTTTGCAGGACAAGCTGTTGGGGCAAACCTTACAACTAGACAAGGTGGAGTTGTTGTAAACCCAAATTTAGAACTTCTTTTTACTGGACCAAACTTAAGGTCTTTTAACTATAGTTACAAACTAATACCAAGAGATGATACAGAGTCCAGAGAAATAAAACTGATAATAAGATTTTTCAAAAAAGCAATGGCTGCTGTCAAATCCAAAAGTGGTTTGTTCTTAAAAACTCCTAGTGTTTTTGAATTAAAGTACATATACGGAAAAACTAATGACCAACATCCATTCTTAAATAAGATAAAACCTTGTGCATTGACATCATTTAATGTGGATTATACTCCAGACGGAAGTTATATGACATACAATGATGATGGTTCTATGACATCTTATAACATAAGCATGTCTTTTAACGAATTAGAACCCATCTACAGAGAAGACTATGATGAAGGCAATGTTCTAGACAGCATGGGATACTAAAAATGGCAACACCTTATTTCAGACAACTACCAAACTTTGATTATGTAACTAGAAGTTCTAGTGTCGAAAACATATCCAAATATACAGAAACAAAAAACTTATTCAGAAGAGCAAAACTAAGACCAGATATTGCTGATAACATACTCTTCTTTACCAAATATACAATCATTGGAGATGAAAGACCTGATAACATTGCATTCAAATTTTATGATGATGAAACTTTAGACTGGGTTATTTTACTTTCAAATAATATATTAAATGTACAGTCTGAATGGCCTCTTACTCAGAGAAGTTTTGAAAATGTGATGTTAGAAAAATATGGGAATTATGAAGTCTTTTATAATGGAATTCATCATTATGAAACTAAAGAAGTTACTAATAGTTCCGGAAAAACTTTAATAAAGTCTGGATTAAGAATATCTAATGAGTGGCAAACTGGAGGTGGTTTTATTAGAAAGGAAAATGATAATGGAGATGTGACATATTCGTATGAGTATTATGAACCACAAATCTCAAGTACGGTAGAAGTTTCTTTTAATGACTTAGTAAATCCAATAACAAATTATGAATATGAAGAAAGAATTGAAAATGAAAAAAGAAATATATTTGTACTAAAACCCCAATATTTGAATATCATATTCAATGACCTTGATGAAATAATGACATACAAAAAAGGTTCGGAACAGTATGTGTCCCAAACCTTACAGAGAGGCGATAATATTCGCCTTTATAATTGATCAATCGTCAACCAGTTTCTGGAAATACGAGATTGCATCGTCTTCATCTTCATCAGAATTTGAAGAAAGATTGTTGAGTTGCTTACTGAGAGTTTCAGGAAGTTCACTCTCCTCACGACGCGAATTAAAGTTAGGAGTGTAGGAACCGCGATCGTTATCCTCATCATCAACTTCTTCGTCAATGCGAGGGCGAGCAGCAGTCTTCTGACCCAGAACATACTTCAGACGCTTCTCAAGATCTTCATAAGACTTGAACTGATCTGCTGCGGAAAGAGCATCTAGAGAATATTGCTTCTTCCAGACGGCTTCCAAAGCATCGTCATCATCCAGGAGTGGTGCGATTCGATCGAATTCCGACTTGTCGTAGTTCCAGTAACCATCCTTCTTGACGATTTTGATCTTGAAGTTAGCACCTTGCCAGAAGTCGAAAGGATTGATAGGAGTTTCGTCTTCAAACTCAGGTTGCATTGCTTCCATGATCTTATCAAAGATCTTCTTACCATACTTAAACAGAAAAACTTTACCTTCGTTCTGAGGATTTGTAGGATCCTTTACAACATAAATGTTAGAATAGAAAGACAGTTTACGCTTTTGCTTTCGAACAGTCTCCTTATCTTTTTCATTACCACTGTTCCAGAGCTCACGGTTGTGCTCAGAAACAGGATCTTTCTGACCAAGAGTAGTCAGAGAGTTCTCAATATACCAACCACCAGGACCTTGGAATGCATGAGAATATACCTTTGCCCAAGGAAGATCTTCTCCATCAGGTGCAGGAAGGAAACGAATAACGGCAAAACCATTTCCAGTCTTGTCCATTTCAGGTTTCCAGAAACGCTCATCAACACCGCTGCTGGAAGTTGTTTTCTCTACTTCTTTAACCAGTTTGGCAGTCAAAGAACCAAGAGAAGATTGCTTTTTAAGATTTGCAAAAGACATTAGATTACCTCGGATTTGTACGTATTTGGCTTTTGTGTACCTGACTATTCTACAGGTCTGACCCAGTTTTGTCAATCTGTTCCTTCATTTTTTTAACCATCTCACTCATGTCTCGGAAAAAAACATTCATGTCAACATTTTCTGGAAGGCCCATGACAACTGCAGATTCAGAAATTCTTTTCTTCATCTCTTTTGCTTCTGGATCATCTGAAAGAGAAAGTCTTGTATAAAGAACTTTTTGTTTATCAAGAAGTCTTTCTAAAATACTAATGTGATGTAGTTTATCTTCCCTATTCATGGTAGGAAATTTAAATACATTATTATAAATCTCTTCCTGCAACTCAGATATTTCTGTCATCTCAGCTCGGACGACATCTGATTGAAAAAAACTCATTTATTCTCCAAAATAACTTCTTTTAAAACTCTCTTATAGCGAGATACATCTATATGTATAAATGGAGAGTACTTTTTAATTTTCATACTTACAATGTCCCAAACTGGGTCATTTAATTTCTTGTCAAAGTTTTTACTAAAAGAAAAAATCATATCAAATATAACAAGAGTTTCTAATGAAATATTTCCCTTCATATAATACTTCAAAATCAAAGGGTGCGAGGACCCTTTGATCGTAAAAATATCCTCAAATTTTTCTGAAGAAAATAAAAACTCTACTTCCTGTTTAAAATTATAAGACAGTGATTGAATTCTTTTCATCCAATCACTGTAAATATCAGTTCCACTTTTAATAATTTCCCCAATCCAAAGTGTCTGAGGATCAGTGGCTGATGCAAAATTAGAAACAAAAAAATCTAGTATTTCATTGTCCTTCTTTTGTCTTGACAATCTTTCAAACCAAAACCTATCTTTACGGGAATAAAAACTTTTTTCACCTGCCTTTACTTTACCATTGTATTTGATATAGTCATAGTTTGGTTTTGTGAAATGATTTTTAATTGAAATATAAGTCTTATAGGCCTCAATTGGTGTCACTTTCATTTAATATTACAAAGGAAGTTTTGCTCTAGAACTTTTCTTTAGGAAGTTCAACTCCATTGCCTCGTATTTCAATTTCTCCTTTAGAGGCTTTGAGATTAATTTTGGTACAGATTCTACTTCAATGTTGTTCTTTTCGCAAAAGTATATGATTGCATCAATATAGTTCATTTCTTTATTTTTTTGAACTACAGATTCTATCTCTTGAGCGAAACGAGATGGACAAAAGAATTTATTTTCCAGTACCTTTTCTAATTCATTCTCCATGCGTTCCAGTATTGTAATGTACAAATTTTTTAATATAACGAACTAGTAATTTAATATAGTCGTTTTTGTTTCTTTTGTCAAATACCTTTACTTCACCACCAGGAGTTACCATCAAAGTAATAAGTTTTTTGATAGGAATTCCAGTTAACTCGTAGTAAGCAGATGCATAAAACATCTCTTGAACAAAATAGTTTTCGATCCACTTTTCTGGTTTAATTTTAGTGGATGTCTTAAAGTCAATAACTGCCAACTCTCCTTCATATTCTGCAATACAGTCTACTCGGCCTGCTAGACCCAGATACTCAGAATATAAAGTTCTTTCGATGGCATGAATATTATTTATCTTATTAAGATATGGTTTGGCATGGTGAAACATAAACTGAGTTGGTAACTGATAGTCATCCATATTCAGTTCTTTATTTTCAAGATAGTCCTGACATATTTGATGAAAGTCAGTTCCTCTTGCTGTTGCTTGTCTTGTGATTCTATCAGCTTCTTCTGTACCAACTCTCTTTCTCCATTCGACAAAAACTTGCTTGTTGTAAAAACTAGTTACAGAAGTAATAGAAGGCACCCAGTCTCCATTTGGAAGATTATAGAGACGGATGCCAGAAGTTTCTTTTTTGTTTAGTTCAAGATCACCCAAGTAATTATGATGAATAAATGTCATATACCAAGTTCCATTTTTGCAATTAAATATTCTTTACACAATCCAGAGCGAACAATATCTTCAACACCAAATTCTATTACATCGCACGATGGCATGTTCCTCAAGATTTTCATAAAATCAATAATACCATTCTTTTCATTGGTCTTAACTAAATCAGATTGAGTTGCATCACCACAGAACATAATCTTAGAGTTTTCACCAACACGAGTGATAATAGAATCTAACTCATGGAAGTTTAAATTCTGAAACTCATCAACAATAATAATACAATTATCTAAAGTAGTACCACGAATAAAAGAAGTGCTCCAGAAACTAATAGTTCCTTGAGTTTTAAGATTGCCGTAGAGCATATCAAAATCTGCATCTGATGGCATTTCAAACATATACTTTACCATATTCTTGTATGGAATTTGGTAAAGAGAAGATTTATCTTCATGGTCTCCAGGAAGAAATCCAATCTCTCTGGTTGCAACTAAAGAACGAACAATATAAATTTTTTCATATGGTGTTCTTAAATCTAAAACTTCTTTAAGTGCATTGTAAAGAGTAATAAATGTTTTTCCAGTTCCAGCTGCACCATATGCAACTATATTTTTTCCTTCAGAAAATGAATCAAATAAAACACCTTGATTTTCAGTCAGAGGTTCAATTTCCCTGAACAAATCCGATCCAATTGGCTTTTTTCTTTTCATCTGCTTTGCAGTCATACCAACACCAATTGGTTGTTCTTCCTTTCTTTTTCTTGACATATCTTATTAGAGAGGTTTTACTTTAGAACCTGGAGCTTTAGATGCTTTTTTAAGTACATCATTCCATCCAGGATTTTTGGAGATCAGTTTATTTTGCCAATCTCCAACTTCTCCAACATTCATCTGTGTTGGGATCAGTGGTTTTAGGTTAGGGTTTTCTTTGAGGTATGGATCTTTTTCTGCCATGAGCATCCATTTCTCAAAGATCTCACCTGTCTCAGTATTTTCAAATCTATACGTCGGCATAAAAGTTAAATAACATAATGATATATTTAGACCCATTCAAGTGCTTCAGAAACAGTTGGAAACTGTTCCATAAAGATCTTCTTACAAGCATCGGCAATATCCATATGCTCCTTCTGAGTTCCATTGGCCGACCTAAGTGTTATGTAATGAATCCAAGAACGGCACGATCCACTCATATAAATTCTTGTTGGAGTTGCCAAAGGCAATACAAATCTTGCACATTCCTTTGCAATTCCCATATCAAGCATTGACTGATACAGAACCATTGAGTCATCAAAGTGCTTGCGAATCTTACTCTCAAACTCTTGCTTTACAGAATCATCGATGTCATCAATAGAGTTCTGACGGTTCTTTGTATCCTGACGACGCAAGTCAAAGAGAGGAATGCTATCTCCCAAAAGAGAACTATCAGCATACCTCTGAGAAAATTCTTGATATGTGAACGAACG